AGTACTTACACCATATAAAGATTGGTGACCTAACGAGACATTCATTGTGCCAGTTTGGTTATACAGACTTGATTGATACCCTATAGCTACATTGTTACCACCAGTCGTTATATTTCTCATTGATTGATAACCAAAAGCAGAATTATTACTGTGTGAATTTGTTGACGCTCCTTTTAGTGCTTCAAAACCAATAGATATATTACTTGAGCCAGTTTGATTATATCTTGAGGCACTTAAACCAATTCCAACATTAGAAGTACCAGTAGTTAATTCGTTTAGTGCCATTGAGCCAACTGCAACATTATAATTAGCACTTGTTGCGTTTGATAATGTGCTAGACCCTAATGAAGAATTTGAAGTACCAGTCATGATTTGTTGTGAACTTGCACCTATAGCAGTATTATAATTGTGAGAATTACCTGATGACCCCATTAATGCCTGATAACCAAAAGATGTATTCTGTGTACCAGTTTCATTATATCTTTGTGAACTTGTACCAATAGCATTGTTACTTGCACCACCATTTAATTGATTTAAGGCTCTCCAACCTATTGCAACTGTATGGCTTGAACTAGTGTTAGTGTACATACTTCCTACACCAAGAGATACATTATTACCACCAGTAGTATTACTAAGTAAACTTTGATGCCCTAATGATACATTACTCCCACCAGTAGTTATGCCTTTCATTGATTGAGCTCCAACCGCAGTATTGTCATTATGAGAGTTACCTGATACACCTAACATTGCTTCCCAGCCAATAGATACGTTATTTGCTCCAGTTTGATTATACCTTGAAGATTGTTGCCCCACTGCGGTGTTTTGACTTGAAGTTGTTATGTTGTTTAATGCTCGACCACCTAATCCAGTATTATTACTGCCAGTTGTGATAGCTTCTAATGACCTATATCCTATAGCAGTATTTGCTGCTCCAGTTGAAACTGCAAGTAGACTATTATAACCCACAGCAGTATTAAAGCTATTAGAATTACCCGATGAGCCTTGCATTGCGTTATACCCTACTGATGTATTTTGCTGTCCAGTTACATTATAATAACTAGCATTAGAGCCAATTGCAACATTATATACTAGTCCGTTAGCATTTTGAGAATACATAGCTTGTTCACCTATGGCAACTAAATTTGAACCTCCAGTCTCACTATATAATGCTTGTCTACCTAATGCAGTATTAGTGCCACCAGTAGTTAATGATTTTAAACTTTCAATCCCAACCGCTACATTATTATCGCCAGTTGTTAATGATGTCAATGCGTTATACCCAACACCTACATTATTAGTAGCATCGTCTAAAGTAGCATCTGCAACATTCTCTCCTATAAAAACATTGTAATTTGAACCAGCATCTATATTAGCTCCAGCATTTTTTCCAAATACAGTATTGCTTGTACCATCATCATTATTAGACAGACTGATTTTAGAGTTAGCATCCAAAACAAGACCTTTTAGGTTGCCATTTGCCCAAATTTTCATAACATTATCATTGTGATAATACTCAATACCGCCCATATATTCAGCGATACCACTTGTACCATCAGCAAAATATAAAGCACCATAATTACTCGTTCCTGATGCTATTGTTATTCCTGAATTACTACTACCAGCAACAACTAATTTATTTGCTACTGAATTATAATCTCCAGGTGCAGTTGTTCCTATACCGACAAGACCAGCAGAAGTAATTGTTATTGCTGGAAGGTCACTGCCACCAGTTCTATAATTTAATTTTAATCCACTAGTATTGTTATCGGTATGTACATTTGTAATTGCGTTGTAAGTAAAGCTACTACCAACAGTAACAAATCCAAAATGCCCACTAGTACCACCATATAAAGAAAATTCTGTCATATTACTACGAATATTTCTAAGGTAAGTTTGAGATGCTGTGTTTATTTGTACTTCTCTGCCACCACTCAATGCACTCTTAAAAGTTGTTCCGCTACTACCCTTGATAACATTACTTATTCCACCATTTAAATATATATCTCCATAGCCATGTACATAAATTTCACCTGATGAATCTCCAGTAAGTTTTATTTTATTACTTGTACTACTAGTATTTAATGGAAGTGTGATATTATTATTTGTAGTGTCTACAACGAATACATCTCCACCATCTGATGCTTTCCTTACTAAGAATGCTTCAGTATCTGTTTTGTCTATTACTTCATTTGCACTAATCTTAACAGTTCCATCAGGTTCAATTCTCATTCTTTCTACTAAACTTCTACTAGCAGAACTTGTCCAAAATGTTATCCTACCATCATCTTTATTTGTAGTGTCAGCACCAGTTTCAAATCTTATTGCAGAAACAGGAGCTGTAGATTGGTTAATATCCCATATACCAGCAATCTCACCAATTAGGTAATCTGCGTTACTAGCTAACAATCCACCAAAATGCAATTTAGCAGTATATTGAGAAGTTCCTTGGTCTATTCTAACGTAAGTAGATTGATTTGCTGTTCCTTCAGTTATGTTCACAGTACCTGCAAATATAGCATTATTTTGCACTTGCATTGTACCTTCAATTATTTCATCATATGAAAATGAGCCTCCGCCCTCTACTTTTAAATCGCCTTTAACAACTAAATCTTCTGTAATTGTTATATCGCCTTCAACTGTTCCACCACTTGATAACCCAGCAGATATACTGCTTACCATTCCTTTTAACATTCTACTATCCTAACTGCTCCCGTTGTTGTTGATGTTGAATTATAATTAAAATAAATTGTATTGCCTAACCCTCTTGGAATTATCATTGATGTTAATGTGTTTTTAGGGATTACTAAATCATTTGAGGCATTTACAGCTGTTTCGCTCGTTGTAAAATTAAAATAAATATCTACTGCACTATAAATCATAATGTTTCCAGTTGACGCCTTTAATAATTTGTGAGTTGTGTTAGTTACATCAGCCGAACTACCAGCAGTTCCAGCAGATGAAACTGTCCATTCGCCTCCTACTGTTGTGTTTAATGCTTCTTGTACTGAATAGGTATGTGTGTCTGCCATTTTCTCTTCCTCTCTAAGCTATGACTAGCGTGAATGAGTTATTATTAACTATCTAAATTAAAAATAAAGGTAAAGTTTTTGAAAATGTTATTTCTTTATTTTCTTTCTCTTTTTAATTATACGTTTTTTGGGCTTAGAATAGGGCTTATCGTCTGTTTCTGACATTACCCTAACATAACCCTTGCCTAACATAGAATCTAGCTTTTCAGGGTGTTTTTCTAATTCACTATCTTCTAGTCTTTCTATTTTACTATTATTAAAATTTTTCCAATATTGCATTTTATTTTCCTTTTCTTTTATGAGGGGTGGCGAACCACCCCCCATTTATTAAGATAGATTTACGATTAATCTACGTTTAAGAAGCGTACACCCCTTTTGTTGTCAGAATCGTCAATCAACTTCACGCCATACAGCAAGTCGGAAACAACTTTTGTTCCTAATGCGTCAATCGAATATTCGCTTTGAACACGAACTTCGTTTTGAACTGCTATTGCACAAGCTGTCTTGTGAAAAATAGCACCTGGAATTGTAGAGCTAGTACCACCAGTACTTACAGTATTAGACATATAAACATCAATACCATATAGACTTCCAACCATTCCTGAACGTAAACCTCTGTTACCTTCTCCGACTGCATCATTTCTGATGAAGTATTGAGCAATACCAGCAGATGGGTTAAGAATATCTGCAAATAGAGTTGGATTAACAACCATTGCGCATTCGCCATCCATGTAAGGTATATCGTTTTCACCAAGAGTTGCCAAAGCAGCTTCAAATACTGCAGCTGTCAAAGTATCATCAGCAGATAATGCTTGAGTCTGATTTAAACCATCTAACTCTGCCCATATATCAGCGTCAACCTGACGGGCAAGAGCCTCACCCATCATTCTTGAATACTTAGCAACCAAGTCAGCGTTTGACTGAATTTGAGCCACATCTTCAAACAGCTTAGCAACGTACTTGTGCTTATTAACTGTGAGTTGAGTCTCGGTTGTTACTGTTGCATCATAAGATACATCAGAACCAGCAGACTTATCACTCGCACTAACAATGCTCATTTCAGGAATGTGCAAAACATCTCCAAAACCAGCACTGCCAAATACAGCACTATAGTCATCAATTAAACCACGAAAGACAGTTTTTCTCTCGAAGTATTTATATATTCCATCCATCCAAATTTCAGGAATGAAATGTTGGTCAGTTGTAGTCGTAACTGGACTACCTTGATAATGTTTAGCCATTATTTATTTTCCTTATTTATCGCTTTCGGTAAGCATCTAAGATGTTACCCCAATTAGAACGCCTCTCTTCATCAGATAATTCAACCCAATTTTTATTTTCAGGGTTAGCATTTCTTGCAGGAGTTCCATCTGTTGGTGCTACTTCAGCTTTTGTTTTAATATTTAATTTACTATGAATAGCTTTGAGTTTATCTAGTGGTAAATCACCAAATGTCTCTCTGTCCTCTTCATCCATATCGGCTAATAGTTCTTCTCTCATCCCTTCAAGTTGTTTCATAGCAGCTTCTATAACTGGTTCTTGCTCTTGAAGTTTAACACCTCGTTGTTCTGCAAGTTCTTGCCATTTATTTTGTTCTGCCATTTGAGCCTCTTTATCAGATTCTAACTTCTTTTGAAGTTTAGATAGAGCATCTTCAGCCTGTTGCGCTCTGCTTCTATACTTTTTGCTTTCTGCAATTAAACTTCCGACTTCAGAGCTAGGTTCGGTTGCTTGTGTTTGGCTATCAGTTGCCACCTCTTCTGCATTTTCTTGCATTGGGTTAGGTACTTCTTTTTCTACCTTAACCCCTGATTGTGTTTCAGACATTCTGTCCTCCGTTTTTGTTGTTAAAAATCATTGTTATTTGCCTAATTTTTTCATAGCAATAGAATGTGATTGCGTAAATGTCTTGCCTCTTTTCATAGAAGTCACCATGCTTCTTAAATGCTTTTGTGTATGATGTTTTGCGTGTTTTCTCATTGCGCTTATTTGTCTTTTATTTAGACCATCTACAGCTACACCTTTTATTTTCATTATTTTCTCCTTGTTTTACTAGGTGACCATTTAACTTTATTTGCCCAGTAAGCACCTGACATCTTACCCCTTGCAATGTTTTTAGCGTGTCTTGCTTTAAATGCTTTTCTTTGTTTAGCTGTTTGATTGGTCTTAACACCTTGTTGTCCAAATCTAATAGTTTTTATTTTATTGCCTTCTTTAGCTACAACTATATGAGATTTAGTTTTATGACTTGGCGTTCTTTTAGGTTTATTAAACCCACTAACACCTGCTCTTTTTAATCTAGGGTCTTTTGCCATACTACACTCCTACTTCTATTTCAGTTACAACCGCTTCAAAATCTTTTATTTGCTCACCAATTATATCTTCAATATAAGTTTTTATAAACTCTTGATTTTTGTCATTCAACCCAACAATGTTTCTTCTAGGTTTATTTAATTTCTTTGGTGGATTTCTATGTCCATTAATTTTCTCACCATCTCCATAAAATATTTCAACACTTTCCTTAGTGGCATTTCTTGATTTTATGGATGCTAACATTTCCCCTGTAAGTCTTAAGTTTACTGGATTAACTTGATTATCTGCACTAATACCTTTTTTTGTTACTTTTCTTTGTTTCTTTTTGGTTGCATACTCTTTACTATATCGTTTGAATTTTTTCCCATCTTTATCTTGGCTAATACCTTTATCTGTGTCTTTTACAATTCTAGTTGCTAATTTACCACCTAATATTTCCCAATCTTTTTTGTTTAATTTTATCATGCTACCATCCATTGATGTCTACAATTAAATCCACCCCGTACACCAAATGTAGTATCTAAACTATTTACTTGTGCTTCTGTGTACCCTTCAGATGGTTCGTTAGAATGAGTAGAAGCACAAACTGGTCTAGTTCTTTTATCCTGCGGTCCGACATAAGTCCATCTAACATTTAATCCTTTAAAAACTGAATACCTACTCAAGTCATCAAATTGCCTTAACCCAGTACTAACTGCAACATTTAATTGATACGTTGCCAACTCTGTTTCTTGAAGTTGCCTAACTATTTCAGCAACACTAGCATCACTATATATATTTCTAAACAATAAAGACTTTAATTTATCCCCATGAGTTTTTCCTCTGTTTAGCAAGACTTGCGTGTCTAAATCTTTTAATTGTTGTAATGATGCAACAGATTCAGAACCAACAGCAACTAAACCCCTCTTGTTTGCTTCCTTAACTGCGTTTGCTAATAAAACGTCATATTCATCCATAAGGTTGTTTATTTCTTTTCCATATCCTTTATCAATTAATTCCTGCAAGAAGTTTAATTGTTTAGTTGTTCTTATTAGCTCTGTATCAGTCATATCTTTCATCTTATAAGCTAATTTTTCTAAATCATTATTTAAATTATCTTCTATTTTTTTTATTTGCACCATAAACGATTCAACTGTCTTGTCTATGTTATCAGGCATTTAGTATTCTTTCAATTTGACTAACAGGTTGTTGTGCTTCACGCTCTTGTTGCTTCTCTTCCTGAACTTCTCCTAATTTCATTTCTAATTCTTCGTCACTCATATCAGGATTAAAATAAAGCAATAATTCCTTCTTGGTCATAATACCATTTGCCAACTTCCAATCGAGCATTTTTAATTCTTGGTCAACACTCATTGGATAAGAGACTTCACCAAAATCAATAGATAAATCTTCGCCTAAACTCATAGCCCCATGTTTTTCTAATATGGTTCTATCTATTTCATATCGGCTATGTTCCCATTCTTTAAAGTAAGGAATATCACTTTCACGAGACTCTAAGTTCTCAATCTCTAAGATTCGTAATGCTTCACCTGAAGGTGAGTTGCCTCCCGACTCACCCCATCTTATTCTTAGGTGATTATTTTCTGCTGTTTGATTAGCAAATGCTTTTACACTTTCAATCATTTCATTTATACCACCACTAGGGCTAACATATTGAAATGTTGCTCCTTCAGGAAGTATAATCGCAGAATCTATTCCTGACTTTATAACTGATTGACCTTCGTCTATTCCAGTAAATACTGGTTGACCCAATCTACTCCTAACACTTAATGCTATTTCTGTCATAGCAATACCAATTTGAACTGCGCTCCTTACAACATCATAACTAGAAGAAGAATAAACAACTTTAGATATAGGAGTAATTCCATAAGGGTTAATCATATCCTCATTGCCATTAACTGCATAACGACTACCCTTCTGATTAAATTTAAAGTGCATTCCAGGCATACCATCTCTATCTTCAGACCAAAAAACATATTGCCTATCTTTGTTATTGCCTTTGTCTATTTCATAACTATATCCATAAGGCTCTGATTCTCCACTTAAATAATACTCTTTTACAAATGGCAATATTTCATATTCTAATCTTTGCTTACGCTCATTAAATTTAGATTTAAAATGACAACTGCCTAACAACCAAGCTAATTCACTAAATTGTTTTGTTTGGCTATCTAACATATAAGAGACTTCTTTATAATCGCTATTCTCTTCTCCATTTATAATTCTTTTAGGAGGGTTTTTATATAGCATCATTCTAGCTCTTGAAAATCTAGGTACTACTTTTTGTGGGTAGGTTGGAATTTGTTGTAATGATTCACTAGAAAAATACTGTTCTATGTGCTTATCCATATTAATATTAAAATAAAAATCTAATGCAGTCATTCTCTCCGCTTGTTGTTTCTCTTTAAACTCTTGCTCTGCCTTTGCAACTGTCTTTAATATTATCTGTTCAGATAATTCAGGGATGACTACTTGATTAACTGTTCTACCAAAATTTATCATATTTATTTTACCATTTCATTATTCTTGAGGCTTTACTAATAACTGGAAACTTATAACTAATTGCATAGCTACAAGCATCCAATGAATGAGTTAGCTCCATGTTAGACTTATCTATGCCTCCCTTTTTATCTCTCTGCACTTGTTCTAAATCTTTAATTAAATATTTGCATTTAGAGTCAATGGTCATTGTTACATTGCCCTCTGCATCTAATAGTTTTCTATTTAATGCGTTCAATCTATCTATATGGCTTGGGTGTGCTTTTTTAGCACGAATTAAAAAACCATAATCTTTTAAGATATGATGGTCAGAGCGATTTGAAGTTGTTGACCGCGCACTTCCTGCAGGGTCAGGATATACTTCTATATTAGGTTCAATAGCTTTCATTTTTCTAGCCATTTGCTCTGTATTGCTATTCTTTAATCTTATTTCATCATAATAGTGAATTGTTCCATCTGTGTATTGAGTACATAAAACAGCACTCATAAAATCAACATTAAAATCACACCCCCACCATTTATAACTAGACAACTCTTTGGCTTGTTTAACGTGGATATTTCTATCAAAGTTCCAAGCAGCTCTATTACCAGTTGATTCAAAAGACGCTTCAAACTCTTGTCTAAACAATGACGCATCCATTGTTTTCTTTGCCCTTGCTATTTCTTCTGCTGGAACAAAACCACCTTCTATTGTTTTAAATTGCCATGACTTCCAATCTGATTCGCTTTGCCCCTTTGAATATAAATCGTACATAATATCGTAACCACTTGGCGTTCCTATAAATAATGCGCTCCCTTGCGTTGTTGCTAACATAGGGTAAATAATTTCCTCCCATACATGAGATTTAATGTAAGCCATCTCATCCATTACACATTTAGTGAGTTCGACACCGCGAAGATTATGTTCATTGTCTGCACCTTTGACTGCAAGTTCTGCACCATTATCAAATATAACAGACATTTCGCTTTCGTTGAGTTTAGCACCATTGAATCCTGCAAACATTTGGCGTAGAATAGGAAACACAATCATCTTGCCTTGCCTGTATGTTGGTGTAATAAACCACCTTCTTTCGCTTGGCTGAAATGAGTCTTTTAGTAAATACATAAGAGACAAAACAGTCTTGCCCCATCTTCTCCCACATACTAAAACTTTGAACCTGCTTGAGTCGTTTAATATATCTTTCCTTATTTGATTTATTTTCCATTGAATCATTTTTTTATTTTTTTAATCTTGCCATTCTTCGTTCTAGCAAATTTATGTGTTTTAGTTTCTCTTATTAAAGTTCCACTATATCTTTTGCTTCCCCACTTCCAACTTACTTTTTTAGCCATTTAATCTTCTCCTATAACCATTACTTGTATTGGTTCGTTTTTATTAGTTACTTCTTTAGTTTCTTTGGCTTTTCCTTCTAATCGCTCAACAATGAACTGTATTGCTCTTAAATCTCCACGCTCTGCTAATTGAAATAACTTACTTAATATTATTTCTCTTCTCTCTCTGCCATTTACTTCTTGAAAACTAAATTGTTTAATTAAGTCAGTATAAGCATTTCGCCTACCATTAGGATTTCCCGACTCTCCTTTTTTCCATCTATTACCTAGCTTATTACCTTTAGCAAACTTACCATCTTTACGTTTGTTCTGCGTTTGTTTACTCATCTAATTGTACTAATCCCATTGAAATAGGTTTATTTAACATATCCATTAGGTCTTTTACTTTATCGTTATCCATTTCAAAGACATCAAATTCAATTCGCCAGTTGTGAGTCATCTTTAAATTTTTAATACCAACTAACTCAACATTTAAAGCTGTCTTATTTTCTTTTTTTGCCAAATTTAGTTTTTTTAGATTTCATTGATTTAGATTTTTTAGGTGGTCTCCCACGCTTTGAACCATAAGTTCCTTTGCCTTTAGGCATAAAAACACCTCATATTTTTTATAGTTAAATTTAAAAATACTTTTAAAATTAATGAAAGTGCTTATTTTATATATTAAACTCTTAAGTAAATTGCCATTTAAGGGCGATAATAGCGTGTATTTATGGCTTTATTTTTAATATTGAGGTTATCTTAGGCGTTATGTTTACACACTCGTTATTGGGGTCATATAAAGCTAATACAACTTTTGGGTTTCTACCTTTGTATTTGTTTAGAGCGTATTTAATATCATCCAAGAAGTCTTTTAACTTGTCGCCCTTTGCATTTGTTAAAGATAAATAGGTTTGCTCATGCTCATATTCTATTTCAGCATGGTACATAAAATCATGATTTACGCTTTTAGGTTTTTCCATATCCCTCTGTTGCCTCATATATTATTGCATTTATTTGAGCGATTGCATCTATTAACTCCATTGTAGTCAACTCATCGTTCCCAGTTTGGCGCATCAACTGTTGAAACTCTTCATAACTTACTATCGTTACTACTTTTTCAGTTTTTTCCATTTTCCCATATCGGATAATTTTCAAGACACTTCTCACAAATCCAGTTATTATTTTTTTTAAAAACAAGTGTAACCCCCTTATCGCAAATGTTGCAGGACATTAAACGAGTGGCTTGGTTCTTTCCATTCACTAACTACCCCTTCTATAATACAATCTCTTAAAAATATCTCTTCATTTTCTATATTTAAATCTAAGTAACTTCTTCTCTTTACTAAATCCATATAGATTTTATTTGTTGGCGCTCTTTTTCCATCAAAAAACCTCATGTGAAATACTAATTTATCTGCTTTATCTGTGTATTTTCTATTATCTATAATAAGATTTAAATCGACTTCTCCCTTTGTTGCCCAATAACCATTTTTTATTTTATCTTTTTTATTAAAAAATAAATCTCTTCTATCTTTCCATAAATAATATTGATATCCTAATATACTATTATCTAAGCGATTATAAAATGTACCCTCTTGCTCTAACATATCTAATCTATATAGCGTATCACTATCAACCCTATATACTTCTCCATATACCTTGCTATCTTCATTAGGTATCATTATCGGAAAATTAAAACCATTTGGTTTATAAATAGCGTGGTCATTTAATATTTCATGTCTTAGAAATTTAGAACCTTCTATAAATTCGTGGTTTGAGCCACCTTTTTTTAATGTGCCATATACAAATAAATCATGCATTGTTTCTTCTCCGTTTAGGTTATAATTAAAAACCCATCTCTATTATTAAATAATTTTCCACAAGTAGGGCAAGGTTTTTCTTTTAGTTTCCCATTATATAAATCAGGCACTCTTTCCGAAAGCAACTGCCCTCTAATATTTTTACTTTGTTTATATTTTATATTACACAAATTGCAATAATAAACTTTTCTCATTTATCTAACTACTTTCCCAATTTCAATATTATGCTTAACTAACATTCTAACTAATTTGTCAACATCTGACTGCACTGGATAACCTTTAGAGTTTCTAGGTAAACCTAAATACCTAGCTAAATTGCTTATTTTTTCTAATTCGTTTGGGTATAAACTTTCTTTATAGCTTTGAACTAAGGCAGTTAAAAGTTCTTTTTCTAATATATTAACTGCTTTTTTTAACTCCTTAATTTTATTTTTTGATTTTAATATTGCCATTATTTCACCTTCCTTATCTTTGAACCATCGTTTGCTTTAAACATTTTTAATTGGTCACTATATGAAAACCTAGGAACAAATCTTGAT